TCGATCATCGACTGAGCGAGGTGCTTGGAGAAGGTCTGGCCGATACGGATGTGATCGCCATCTTCCACGAGGACCTTGGTCAGAGCGTAAGCCAGACCGAAGACCTTGTAGGTGTAGCGAGCAACGTACAGTTGACCACCGGATTGATAGGTCACCGGCATACCGTCCGGCAGTTCGGGCGCTGCGCCCATGCCGTACAGCATCACTTCTTCATGATAAGAGCGCGGAGTACCCGTCTCTTCAGTCATGAACTGTTTCCATTCATCCTTACGTTGATCGTAAACACCGTCAAACGACTCGTTCAGAATCGGTTCGACAATGTTACGAAAGTCAGAACTACGCATTGGTGTAGCCATGATTTAATTCTCCTTAAATAGCCACTTTAACGGCGTTGAACTGATGGCGGGCATTGCGAACTTTGACGATGGTGTAGTCGTCACCCCAGTCATTGTCTGCAGTTTGCGCGATACCGACGACAATCATCAGACCCTGAACACCGACAGTAGCGAGGGTGCCGGACATCGCCATCTTGCTCTGACCAGTGTACGTATTACCGTCAGCTTCCGTGTAACCAGAAGTATCGCTGAACGTAGTCAGTTGGTCGCCGAGAGCAGTGTTGGCGACAGTCGCGCTGCACTGAACTTCGAAGATCATAGCAGGATCGTCGTAGATGAACGCGACGACATCAGTGATCCCTGTCGAGGTGGCGGGCAGGTAGGGAGCTTTGCGGGGAACACCGTTGGCGTCCGTGTACTCAAAGCAGTCCAGAACACCCAACCAGTCAGCACCTTCTGCCGCACGAGCGATAGAGCCGTCTGTGACCAGAGTGACCGGAAGACCTTTATACAACGCTGTGCCATACGCGGCTTGAGTAGCATCGACCAGCTTGTACGCAGTAGAGCGAATAGCACCGGAAGGATGGTACGAAGGACGCAGGCCAAATGGAGCAAGAGTAGAGCTCATTTAGATTCCTTTAATTAAAAGCAGAGAGAGGGGCGCGATGGACGATGTTTGCAAAGCCATCACCTTCGACCATACCCAACGGACGACCCTGCGAATCTTTACCTGTCACACCGTGAGGTGTAGCGGCGGCGTTAGCCCTGATTCGCTCTTCTTCTTCCAGAGGCATATGGTAATGATACTCAGCCATCAGTTCCTGATACACTTCCTGGGGCAGCTTGAACAGAACCATCTCGTTGATGGAGACACAACCTTCGTATTCTCCGGCTTTCAGACGAAGATGGGTAAATTCAGGCATTTCGTCGGCTTTGACAGGCTGATACCCCATACGCATCCGCTTGTAGATCGGATCGTACTGGTTAGTCGTCGACAGCCAACAGTAGTGCCATTCAGGATTGGGAGGAGGCGTGGGCAGAGCTTCTTGCGTAAATTCCCGGAACATCCTACGACGTTCACTAGTTGTGGCGAGGGCGCTTTCTGCAGACATACGGTCGTCTGCGCGGTTGTCCCGTGTTTTGTTGGAAGCGGTATTTTTGACTAGGCGTTCGTCCATTTCATATCTCCTTAATTAGATTGTGTCTTGCGATCTTGTTCCATGTAGCGACGGATCATGGACTTCCGTTTTTCCGGATCATCCCACATTCCTGCTTCTTTCATCGCACGAACCCTTTCAGGTGACAATGTATAGTTCGAGTTGCCCGAACCGCTTCTGGTTTGAGAAGAACCTCCAGTTGGCGGAGTGCTCCGTTTCTCATCCCCTTGCGGAGCAGTATAGCCTGAGTTGTAGCGGTGTGGCAAGTATTTTTTGAGGCGAGTATCTAATTCCTCCCAATACTCGGGAGTACGAGGATCCCAACCTTCTTCTGCGAGGCTGTTATCAATCGTTAGTGTGATACGACTGTCCGGATCACGACCTGTTGGGTCGTACCAACCCTTGTCTTTCATCCATCCTTGCGCGTGAGTAATGACCGCAGGATCAACATTCTGCTTCGGTGAACGCTGATTCTGCTGAGTAATCTGCTGTTTGACCCGCGACAGATCTTCTGTCCGCTTGCGAGCAGCGTAGTACAGTTCCTGTGCATCGACGAGCGCGGCTCCGTTCTGCGTATCCGTGGCCTCTTTAATCGCTCGTTTGGCGACTTCAATTGCGTCCTGAGAATCTTTGAGCGCCTTGTCCAGTTGGGCGACACCAGAATGAACACGACGTTGTTCCACCGTGTTCTTCCACTCGTTCATCTCAGCGACTTGTCGACTCAGACTGGCGATTTCGCGCTTGTAGGAGTCTTCCTTTTCTGCGCGGAACTTCTTCTTGTCGGCACGTTCCTTACGACGACGAGCACGGATCGCTTCCCGCTCTTCGTCTGTCTTGTCGTCATGCTCCGGACCGAGTTGATCATCGGCATCCGAATTCTGATCAGTGTTCTCCGGCGCTTTTACTTCCGGCTCTTTTTCCTTCGGGGGAGGATTTTCCTTATCCAGTTCTACCCCGAGTTCGGCAATCTCTTTGTTGAGTTGCGCCTGTTCCTCGGTGGAGATTCCACCTACGTCTCCACCTACGTCAATAATGTCTACAGTCATCTAATTTCTCCTGAAATTAAGCGTTAATATATTCGTTGTACCCGAGCGGATCGCCAATGACACGAGCGATAAGCTCATGATCATTGATCAGCATGAACAACGCTGGTTCTTCTGGTTCACCGGGGACTGCAACTTCAAAGCGATCACCACCCCATTTCGGTACACGCACGAACTGACCGGGATCTGCCCACACGCCTTCAGGCCACGGCTCCATAGTATCCTTCTTTTTGAACGCCAGCGGTCCGACAGACACGACTTTCGCAGTCTGGGTGTTCCACTTCTCTTGGTCACGAGTTTCGTTAACCAGTACGATACCCGAAGACGTGGTCTTTTTGACGCGCTTCAGTTGGACAAGAACTCGTCCACCCAAAGGTTCGATTCCGGGAGCAACATCCGGGTATGCCCATTCTACTGCGCTCATCTCTTTCTCCTTCAGAAAGTGTGTGTTACGTCGTCTTCATTATCCGCATTGACCGTAATGTCCAATGCTTCCTTTAGGCCACGATACTGGCCAACCCGCTCCCGATAAGACGCATAATCGGGAGCAGGATTCTCTGCAAGCGAGGTAGCGACAGCATTCATCTGTTCTACCAGCAAATCTACTGTATTTGACGCCATTTACAGCTCCTCTAGCTTAGGCGGGTAGGTGCTAACCCATATTGTTACGGTGAGCAGCGTTACAGCGGTCTCTCGCCACTGGCGAGTGCGGTTACTTGCCCTCGGGCCGCTTGTCCAACCCCTTCTCTGCCAGCAGTGCCATCATGTCCTCGACATGCAGGCAGTCGCACATGCAAGCGCTGGCAGCAATCGGCTGGACAGGCGCGATATTGCCGTTGCAGTAGTCGTTGCCAGGGGTCGCGTTGTACAGCACGCCCAGTGCATTGAGTTTGCCGTCAAACCCGATCTGGAGGATAACGTCTCCGTTCTTTGCCTCGCGGCCATTGCGGTAGTGCATTTCAGTTCCTTTCGGTGATACCGCGTTTTAATCGTGTCGCGGATAACACGGTGAGCAGCGTTACAGGGGCATTGAACCCGCTGAATTGGCCTCCTGTACGCCTGCAATGGTGGGTTGCAGGTCCGCCACGTACTCGGCGCTGCTCTTCAATTTCTCCGGCTGCTCGGCACTCATCAAGGCCTTGATCTGTTCCACGATAACCGTGGTGTTATTGTCGTCGTGATTCTTCAACAGCTCGGTGATCTGATGCTGCCGGTTGTCTTGGTCATTCTGCATCAGATTGATCTTCTGTTGAAGAACGTCCATCTTCTGAGAGTGCTCTTGTTCCTTACGATCCATTTCCGTTTTTAGATCGTTGACTCGTTTGGTCTCCATCTTGTCAATGGCGTCAAGCTCGCGCAGATTATCCTCACGAGACTTGTCCATGTCTGAATCGACCTTGTCTTTATCAGCCTTGCGCTCGATCTCCAACCGCTGGTTTTTCGCCTGTTCCAGAACAGCGACCATGTTAGGATCTTTCTGCTGCATATTGTCCTTGACAAACTGATCCGCGGCAGTGATCGCTTCCATCGCCTGTTGGGCGAGTTGAGTATCCTGCTGGACAATCTGTGTGCTCGCCTGAGCCATGATCGCTTCGGGAGGTGGCAACTGAGGTGTTTGCGGTTGAGGAATCATCAGCATCGCTTGCTGCGGAGGGATACCGTACATCCCGGCCTGTTGAACAGCCTGTTGATATTGCTGTCCCTGCATCATCGTCTGCTGCTGAAGTTGCTGTTGTGCCTGTTGAATTGACTGCTGCAAGCGTTGAGCAAAGAAGTGAGTCAGGTGTTCCCGAAGATGATCGAGCACCTTGGCGGTGACAGGAATCATTACCGGGTTGAGCCCCATCATCGGATCTTGCAGATACGCAATGTGCGTCTGTAGATGACTCTGATGATCTTGCTCAGGAATGACTGCGACGGGCGCGTTCTGCAGAAAGGCGATCAGTTCGCCAGCAGGATCCATCGGTTGCGGCTGCGGAGGAGGCGGAACCAAGAACCGTTCGGCGTTGTTGATTTTCATCAACGACAGCATGTTCTTGTGCAGTTCTGGCAGATTGTATAACTGAGGCGCCTTGTCTGAGAGTTGAAGGACGCCCTGCATCTGGGCCATCCGCTGCGCTTCGCTGAAAATGTTGGGATCGCTGACAGGGTACACGCCTTTCATCGACACCGTCGCAGGGTCAAGTTCAAATTCAGCAAGCTGCTCAGGGAAGTACTGCTTAAGAATCCGCAGCGTGACTTCAAATACCTTCGCTTGGCTGAAGTGCAGTCGCGAATGGATGCTGGAGAAGATGATCGCACCCTGCTCGATCAGCGCCTGCGTCGTACCGACAGGAGTGTTGGACGTAGCGTCGGCGATCTTCTCACTGGCGGTGCTGACGACGCCTTTCGCTGCATCGGTCAACCAACCGAGCAACTGAAAGAGCGTGGGAGAAGGCTGGTTGAACGGCATCGTCATCAGATACTTCCTGATATCGTCCACGCCGACTGGGCCTTCTACTTCAACAATGTTAGTGACGTCGACCTGTTTGGTCTGTCCGCTCATCTTGCTGCCCTTGAGCTTCAGCAGCGTCGGAGCATTGTTGATATGAGCGCTGTCCAGCAGAGCACGGAGAGCACCTGTCGCAGCCCCGCTAAGACCACCAATCAGGTGAGGCAGACCGATACCGTAAGCGCCCCGCCACGGAATGAACATGTCCTCAATGATCCAGTCTAACTTCAACCGGAGAGGATCCTTCTCTTCCCAATTGCGGCGAATACTGAGAATCGTCTGGTCGTATTCATCAACAGTAATGATGTACGGTGAACGAGAGCCGGTGCTGAACTTATCCTCTATGATTTCTTTCCAGACGTAGACTTCGTATACGACACGAGCGCCGTCTTCGTTAAGACCAGAGGACTCTTTACCTTCAATCTTGTCCGATGCTGTGGACGATGCCGTCTGTTCTGGACTCGTCACAGCCTTGATCACCGCGACATCACGATACTGCCCGCTCGTAATACGAGAGTCCATCTCCGCTTCAGAGACGAACTGTTGATGCGTGACCCGCTCGGCGTCGTAGAATGAGTCGGCGTAGTACGGAATGAAGAGATTATCAACAGGGACGAATTCCGCAACAATCCGCCCCTTTTCCATCGACGGGTACAGCTTGATGAACTGACTGCCCCCAAGCGGGAGCTGAGTCAGCTTCTGTTCTTGTACACGGCGGTATTCCGAAATCTTCTTGGTGAATTGATGGTTGAGACACTCAGCCACCTTTTTGACCTGAAACTCTTCCTGCGGTTGGAGAACACCAACGGTCTCCATACGAACCGGACCGTTTGCGGGAAATAGTTCCTTGATCGCTCGAGCAGCGAAGTCAATACATGACTCAGCCAGTACAGGATGAACAACCTTGCTTGCACCATTGAATGTAGCTCCACCGGGAGCATCGTCACCAAGACCTGTTCTGCGAATGCCTTCTTCATACTGCTTATCTCTTTTCTTACGGGCTTCCTTATCGAGCTTGATCAGGTCAAGAAGATCGGCGGCCATGTCCTCAAGGTACTTTTCGTCCAGCCGCTCCGCGATGTTCTCATCGAACACCTGAGGCTCTGGGGTCAACTGATCCAGAGAGACTTCTACCGAACCATCTTCGTTCTCGATCAACTCTTCCATCGGCTCAGGAAAATCTTCCAGATTGATCTCTTCTGGGAGCACTGGACCGAGTTCTTCAGGACGGTTGATATCAATCATTTCATGTGATCCGTAGACTTATGGTGCGCAGTATACCACAGAGGGTTGGAGTTGTGTTACCGGCTTGTCCTGTTCGCATAATCACGAGCCAACTGCAGTAAGGACTCGTACTGTTCAGGATCAAGAATCTGCCCTTGAGACGGTTTCATCCCGGGATTGGAAGCACCATGAGCGATTCCGGCGAGATTGGCTTCCAGGTCGAGAAGGTCTTGTTTGGGATCGCGGAACATTGCTTGCTTGAGCTGATACAGGCGGGCGACTTTTTCGGTGTCTTCTTTGGAACGACCGAAACGGAGCATGTAGTCCAGTCCACCGTGGAAGCCCTTCGTGCGGTTGTACTTTTCGTTATGACTGCCCTGCTCGTTGAGTAGCTGCTCTGCGACGGTATTGTAGTCAACGGCGTGTTCTTCAAACTCAGGAGAGAAACTGTCCTGGATGCCCATCCACGCCGCTTTGGGAATGTCAGACGGAGAAAGACCGAACGCCCGCAGTTTCTCTAGTGGCCCCATCTACTTCTCCAGATAATTTGGAGCCAGTATAGCTCACTCCAGCGGCGATGTAAACAAGTGCTGCTCGAGACTGCGGATGATCCACAAGACATCCCGTTTGGTCATCCTGGAGGCGATTGTGACGAGCAAGTCGTCCTTGTTGTACCCGACAATGAGAATCTCTTGAAGGTCCTGTTCAGCGGCGACGGTGAGAGCCTCTTCAGGAGACATTCCGTTATCTTTCTTCGGGAATTCTATTAAGTTCATAGTTAGCCCTTAGACAGCGTACGAGCTTTGCCGACTTCTTCTGCACAAATCGCCAGCAGTTTCCCGAAACTGCCAGTTTGCGGAACGGCGCGGCTCATCAAGCTTAGTGTGTTCTCCACATTCGCCAACGCGTCGCCTCCGAAAAGGTTCGCAGTAGCCCTGTCAAAAGTCCGCCGTTCATTTTCATCCATCTCAATCATTTCCCTTCTCCTTAAACAGCATACGGATTGACATACTGGTAATCCGTTTCCCAGACATCGTCGTCTTCGAAAGGATCCTTCTCTTTAGGCGTGTCGATTGACAACCATTCTTGATCGCGGAACATCGCAAGACCTTGGCTGAGACAGTCGACGTATTCGTCGTGAGGACTGTTAGGGTAGGAACAGACCTCTCTCAGGAAATCCTCGGCCCATGTCACGAACTCTCCGGGAACCTTTTTGGACTCTGGGATATAGACACGTCCGTTATGAACAAGGTGAGACACCGCGTGGAGGCGCATCGTCTTGTCTGGGCGACCGGGATTATATTTCCTGATCGGAAGTCCGGCGCGTTGAAGATCCTGAATCAACGGTATGCCCGACCCTTTATCTTCAATCAGGAGCATGTCTACAGATGCGTCTCCGGGACCGTAAGTGTTCCTGTAATCCTCCTGCGTCTTCTTACGAAGTTCTGGGTATTTCAAATGTTCGGTCCACGCGTCCAGGAGTATGACCGCATGAGGCTCATCTGGGCTTGGGCGGAAGACTCCGAACACAAGACACCCGGTAGGATCGTTTTCGGTGTTCGCTGTGAACGCTGTGTCGTATGATTGGAGAACGAATTCTATGTCTGGAAATGCCTTCTTCGCCGGCCACATCTTGAACCACGTCCTTTTGAGGATCCCGGATTCTTCGATGTCGATCAGTTCTGCGTAGATCTCTTGCCGACCGAGATTTGTCCCTTCGTACTGAGTGATCTGGCGCATGAACGGAGCAGCGAGGTTGCTTCTGTTCTCGTACGTTGAACCTGTTGTGATGATGATATGATTCAGCGGATCTTTAGACTGTTTTACCAAATTCTGAATCAATATGGTCGGCTTAGGAGTCGTGGTCACCACGCTGCGGGGATTCTTACCCAAGCGGAGTCCGAAGTTCATCATGTCCCACACCATCTGCTGCGCGTTAGGATCCCATCCGGCAAGTTCGTCTGACCAATTGAAGTCGAACTGAGGTCCACGGAGACGTTCTGGTTCCTCTGCTGAGAACAATGAGGCGATGGCTCCGTTCGGCCAAGTGAGTTTCCGTTTCGTCGGCTCATAGATCGGTCGATTCCATGCAGGAGAGATAGCAAGAAGACCCGACTCACCTTCCACAGCGACGTCTCGAGCATCGGCTGATGTAGGCGCGATGATACTAATCCGCTTCGCTTGACCAGTGTCAACAACGTGTCGAACAAGTTCTGCCCCGACTCGTGTCTTCCCGAACCCTCGCCCTGCGAGGAGAACCCACGTCTGCCAGTTCTGTCTGAATTCACAGACCTTGGGTTCCGTGTGCTGGATCGCATGAACCTTACCGTCTTCGTCCACAGTGACTTCGTTATACGTCTGTCCAGTACAAGAAGGGAATTGCTCGAGTTTCAGTTTCTGTTGCGTCTTGGATTGAGCGTCCAAGTATTTGCACATGCAGAAAGAAGTAGCCTTTGACTGCATGTAGTCGGGTGATAACTGTTTCGGTCGAGCGTTCCATTCCCAGTCATAATCAAGTCGCGCAGCCTCCTCGTCCGACATCTTCTTCAACAATTCGAGTCGCTTTCGCGGCAGGAGAAGTTTGAATTTCTCCTTGGGACTCATGAACTCGTTCGATAACGTGTCCTTGGAGTTGAGGACGTCCGGTCCATTAGCCATTATGATACGCCTCGATCAATTCTTGACTAATCGACTGAATAGAGCACGCTTCAAACTCTTTCGATGGTTCGTGCTCGCCGATGAGTTCCTTGATCCATTGCCAGACATGAACAGCTTCGTGAACAAGTAGAGCGTCGACCTGACTTCTCTTTTTATTCTTGCGTTTATGGATCGTTATGATCGCACAATGATTTCCTTCTTTACTGACGTACTTGCTCGTCGTAGCGTCGCCGTTTCCATGGATGAACGGCTCCTTCGGCACACCGAGGCGTTTCAGCTCCTTGTGAAACTCCTTCTCTGTCGTGCAGAGGGCCAAGAAGACTGGCGATTGAACAAGAGTTCTACCAAGCCACTTAATCATTGTCTTTCTCCTCAACAGGAATCCACTTCTCACCATCAAAATATTCATTGGCGAACATGACCAATGTGGAGTAGATTACGTCTTCCGTGTTCGCTTGTGCAACACTATCGTCTACTCGAGCTCTGACCGCTCCTGCTTTAGGGACGAATTGTTTATTCACCGTCTTTCTCTTCGATCACTTCTGCGTCAATGATTTCTGACTCTACGGCTTCGATCATCCGGCGCTTGACCTCGGCGAACTCTACGGGACCACCGTTCGCTCCAGTGATCTCGGTGACCTTCGTCTCCTTCCACCCTGCACGAGACTTGAGCCAGAACTTCGTCATGTCCGGCATCGCTCCGCTGAGGGCCATCTGAAGGGCGAGTTTGGCTACTTGATTGTTGACCCGAGAGGTAGATGTTTCGATCTCGTACTTGTAGAACTTCTCTAGGAGTCGAGGTTCGATTCGGAGAACAGCACTGATGTCCATTACTGACATACCAAGCGCGGACATCTGTTCCACCTGCTGAGCCTGTTCAGGTCCTGGCTCGAATCCAGGAGAACCTTTCAGGTTCGCGTCCTTGATCAGATCGCTAGAAATGTTCTTGGACCATTCCGGCATCGCTGCCGAAAAAGCAGGGATGAAGTTCGGCGGAAGTTCCTTCAGCGCGACTGGTTCTTTCTTCTCTTTACGTTCTCTAGCCATGACCTATCCTTATCTACTGTCCTAACGACAATGTCTACCGGCTGATGTCGGTGGCTCAATTATAACACACGGTTGAGCAGAAGGCAATATTCCTTCAAAAATTTTCTGACGTAAAAATTTTGACTCGTCGTTTTGAGCTCATTCGTCTTCTCCCGTGGTTCGTCTGAATTTTTGTCGACAGTGCCTGTTCCTTCTATCTTTGTCGACAGTGCCTCGGTGAAGGAGGGACGTATATGGGACCCTAACCCGTAAATCTCGGGCTCCATGCCCTTCAGCACCTGCCCTCCCGTCTGCTGGCTCGCTGGCATGGTTGTTGCTTGGTTGTTGCTTGGTGGCTTGCAGCCCAATGCTGGCGGGCGTATGCCTGTCCACGGGCCTACAAGGTAGCGCCATGCTGCGCAGTAGGCTGGCGGCTATGTAGGTATACCCTTTGCTATTTGGTGCGCAGGGCAGCAGGGCAGCAGGGCAGCAGGGCATTTAACACTTAAAGGTATTAATAGCCTATTAACAGGCAAACAAAAGCCCGGCGTATGCCGGGCTGGTGGTTACGTGGTGGCCTTACTTGCTAGGCGCAAGCCAGCCATTTTTAACGCAGTACCCAACAAAGGCCGCGCCACCATGCCCGGCAGCGGTAGCCAAGGCGGCAGCGGTAGCCTTGCCGTTAGCAGCGGCCAGTGCTGCGGTTACGGCTTGCCATGCCAATTGCCCATGGGCGCTTTTGGGCTGCTTGCCATTGCCAAGGGTAAGGGTGCCCAGCTTGGCATTAACGCTACCTACCGCGCCCCGGTTTGCAGGGTTGGTGGCAGGTAGCGCACCATTAAAGGCCTGCCCTGCAATAGTAACCACTGGCGCGTTTGCGGGTGCGTTGGCGGCAATACCTGCGCTATATACAACGGCGGGCTTTTTAACGGGCTGCGCGGCGCTGCTGGTAACAGGCGGCGTACCGTTAAGGGCCGCAAGGGTGGCTGCCGTGCTGGTAGGTGCGGGCTTGTTGGCCTTGTTAGTTGCGGGGGCTGCTTTGGTTTGGGTGTTAGTTTTAGCCATGTTTGCAATTACCTATAAGTTACGTGGCGTTATTGCCACGACCACACTATAGCAAATGGCCCACACGCCCGCAACAAAGTAATTTTTATGGATGGATTAACTTAGTTAATGGGCAGAAAGACAACAGGTGTTGTTGACAGACCACAGATTGGGAGCTGATTAAAAATTGAGCAGAGTCTTCGCAATATCTTGAGATCCAAAGATCAACCGATCCGGAGATCAATGAACAATGTATAATCAACTTCCGTATAATCACCAGATCTTAAGATCGCGGGATAACAGGCGTGTACCACAAAGAGCCGAGGAACGCAAGCGCCAATCACTAGATCCAGCGATCTTAAGATCACCCGAGACCATGTTCCTTAACGCTCGCGTAGGATCAATTCTCAAAACAGATCTCGTCACCGTTCCCTAGAATCCTCATTCAACAGATCGTATAATCGCAAGATCGAAAGACTTCGTATAATCACGGCCAGTGTTGTAAAAATACCACAGTGTTGTATGAACACAACAACTGGTTGAAGTCCAATGATCTTGAGAGCTCTGTGGTATAAAAACAACACTTTGTGCCAGAATACAACAATCGTATAACGGTGTTGTATAAAAACAACACTTGTTGCAATTGCGCACTTCGATCCTCGGATCTTGCGAAATCCACTGTATAAAAGAAAGACGTATAACAATCTACGCCTTTGCGCACCTTTGGCCTGTTTTGGCACCCTAAACGGCATTTATAAATGCCCACTCGACGCGTTTTAAGGTACCGCCATGCTGCTCAAACATTGTTACCCTTGTGCTGGCCTATACCAATGTTGTTTAGCCCGTCCTGGCCCTTGTTTGCACTTCCTTAACGCGCTCGAGGACCTATTTTCTAGACCTAATCTCATCACCGTTCCCTAGAATCCTCATTCAACAAATGTGTTGTAAAAATACAACACTTATTCACGAACTGTTGTATGAAAACAACACAAAAAGTGCTTATTTAACAGCTCACCAAATACCGCTTAAAAAACAGCAATAACCCCTTTGTTAAAAAAACTTGCAGTAGAAATAAATGAGAGTGTGTATTTAAAATACACGCCCACTTTTTTATTTATTTTGCCAACAGTACACAAAACCCTGTAACCCACCCGTAATAGGCAACTCGTGGCCCTACTGCGCGGCGCTCGAGGTCACTCTTTGAGCTGGTATTTCGCCCTAAATGCCTCATCTGGAGTCAGCCGTTTCTTCATTGCGTTCCGTTCTTTCTTGTCACTATCAGTCGGATCAACGATAACCGTGTCCTTCATTCCCTTCAGCGCACCAAGCAGTTCGGCTTTCCAACGGAGAAAATCAGTGGACCAAGGATCCGAGTCTTTGACCCGCTGTTTGAACTCAGCAATCAGGTGTTTCGCATTCAACAGACATTGCTCAGCAAGCGACAATCCGTACGGACTATCTTCAAACGTCCCGAGATATATCTTGTCCCCTTCGAATGTCACGTACACACAGAGTCGAAATTTGACCCCAGACTCTCTCCGTTCAATAGCCATCAGGCGAGTCCTTTGTTCAACGCAGTCAGATATTCAGCCGCTTTAACCATAGTCCATGCGTGAACAAACAACCCGCCTTTGGTCACATCGTCCTCGGTAATATTGTCGAACGGAATGCCCGTATCGCTCCAGTCAATTGAGATCACCCGCTTGCGCCGACCGATCTCGATCATCCCTTTCGGTGTCTTGACCAGCCACCACGGGCTGTTCTTACGTTCTTCAACATAGGCCTCCGGCCAGTATTGGTTTGGCAACTCCCACATCCGCAGGACTTCGATTCCCGCGACCAGGAATAATGCTTTCGCTTCTTCTTTGTTCATACGAACTCCTCTCCATCTCCAGTGTACGCCAGCAGATCTCCTTCTTGTTGCAGCCGCCAGACTCGCGCTTCCCCATCCGTAAATGTAGCAGTCAACAGGATGTTGTCCCACGCTTCCCAGTACAAGGAGTGACCGGGACCGCACTGACACACCACGATGTCCTCGGGATCGATATTGTCCCACGCAGCAGCGGTGTTCCACGCGAAGTTGTACGGAATGTAGACCCCGATAAGCTCAGGAATCAAGACAGTGATCTCGCTCATTTCGCCTCTCCTTGTACTGAGACCAGAATTGTGTACTTGTTATCGCGTTCACACAGACGGATCTGAGCTTCCGCAGGCAGGCGCACGACCAACAGTTTCGCCATTTTCTCAACGCGCTCTTTGTCCACGTCCCAATCCGTACGGAACAGGAACCTCCCGCCGACGCTTACACTAACTTGATATTCCTTGCTCATGACGCCT